CCAACCTTCCGCCCTGCGATTCAAGGCAATGCTCCTTCTCCTGCAGCCACTGCTCAACGAGCCTGGAAGTTTTCAGCCTCCAGTCGTCACGACGAGATCCATAGCTCAAACGAACTAGAGGGATTTTACACTCGTCTATGCGAACAGTTGGACCAGGACACCCCGAGGTTTTCAGCCCGGGGGCCCAGAGCACCACCCATTATCGCCCCGCGACGAACGGATTGCGAGTCCGTACGCAGAAGGCCAAGAGACAGCTCGCACTATCAGTCCTCAGTCATCAGAATTACATTCCGATGAAGGCTCCTGATAGCCTCTCCTTCAGCGAGAGATATGTACTCAGAGAGTACATAGTTCCTCTCCCGCTGCCCACAGTTACGTTCACGCCGGAACCACCTTAGCTCACTCAAGTAAGTGAGAAAGAACCTCGGTGGTTTTGAACGATAACTGTATCCTCGTCGTACTCTGCCTACGGTTGGGCGGAATACGTCTCTCTTCCTTCCTCCCCACCGACCACGATTAAAAAGGTAAAAGGTTGTTGCCAACCTTTCGTCGGTGTCAAGCTCCCTTGAGACAGCTTGAAGAGATGGGTCCACCTCGAAAGGTGCCTCAGGAAGCGGCGTGAAACAACGTCGCCTACCCATCTCCCGTTCTCGCTGGAAAACGGGATAGGACTCTCTAGAGAGTCCCAGCTGGGAGGGAAGGAACCCCCACTTCTTGCCGATCCGCGACCGCACTAATGCGGTCGACCAACACGGTGAATCCCGAACAGCTGCAGCAATGTGCAGCATGCCGGGATAATCGGCAAGAAAACCACCTCTCCTAAGATGGCGAATCTCACGCCATCTCCCTCTCGTACTCCTCACGAACGCCGTCGAGTTGATCTCGGCGACGACTCGCGACCGAATTGTCTTAAGGTCATTTAGGACGAACCCCGGCGGGTAGTCCGAAGACAAAACGGGACGATCAGCGGAGATCAAGGTATCATCTCCGTTGACGAGGATATTTGCACTACAATCGCGAACAGCCCAGGAGGCTGCAATCCACGATTGTAGACAAAGAAGAGGAAAGGAGAGGTAGCCCCCCATCATCTGTCCATGCGTGACCTGGTTACCACCAACAAAGGGCTGAAGGGAGAGGTGGGCAAGTTGCCTCACCCAACCCGGAACCCTTAAGCACTTCGCGAGGAGTGCACCCAGGATCGCATCTGCCACAGGAAGTGGCAGATTGTCAGTAGCGGATACCAGATCAATACTGGTCTGGTATTCACGCGAACAAACAGATGAGACTCTCTCAACCGTCGGTGGTCCAACAAGGAGCCAAGAAGACTTGGAAAGATGCTTATAAAGCATCTTGTGTAAGGGGGCAAGGACGTCGATCATATCAGAATATATGATCAAGGGACGTACTTTACCAGCACTTAACACTTCCTTGTACCGTGCCTTAAAAGGACTAGGCGGGAACCTAGAACCAACTAAGGCCATCCGACGAAACGTATCTATCCCGCCACCACCAGCGGTACTCCAGGCGAAACTAGCAGTTTCGCCGCTTTCTCGCGATGTGGCGTTGGGCAAATGAGAGTTGACAAAACTCTCATAGGCCCGATCCCAACCAAAGGGAAAGATACGTCTGACCATCTTGCGCGCAAAGGCAAGATACTCAGGAGAGGGGGGGGGAGGATTTGAGAACGCGTTCTTTTCCCACGAAGAACGCGCAGAGGGAACGTGGCGACGACAGCCTGCTGGCAGACTGCGTTTAATTGAGGCGACGGAATGGGCAAACTCCCATCGCGTTCGTCTCCACATTCGCTGGAGGTAACATTCATTACCAACCCAAACTTGACGTTTGGGAAAAGGAACCGCAGCTCGCGGTTTTCCCTCCAGCAGGAGAAAGGAGAGATAGCGATTCAACTCTTCAGGTTTGAGATCCGGGAACTCAGAATATGGAATACCATATCTGATCCGAATCAGCCTCAAACCATTAGAGACTGTCTCTCTTGTGTCGAGCTGAGCGCGTAAGCACTCACGACACGTTTGAGCCCGAGAACCAAGGCTGGCCTTACCTCGAGCAGCGGTGCACACAGGCTGTGTACCAGACATAAGCAGGATTTGCCTTAGGGCGTCCGGTGCTTATGGGGACCTTTAACG